CCACGATTGTAATGTAACACCTCGTTTTTTTTTAAATTCATTCATTTTTTCTAAATTTAACGCATACAGTTGCAATAATGGTTTCATAATTTGATTACTAATATAATGAGCATAATCCAATTTCAAATTATTTTCCATAATAAAATCAGGCGTTTCTATTTTTTCGCCTTGAAGTGCTTTTTTATTAGCATTTACAATATACGCATAATACATTCTGTCACCCGAACATGGTTTATTGCCGCTATCTCGTAGACCAATTCGTTCAGCCAATACTTTATGCGCTATTTGGTTAGGATTTTTATAATAGCTTCGTAAAGATTTTGTGACTAATAATTTTTCTATTGGATATTGACCAGCAACTAGTTTTTCAAGACTCTCATTCAGAAATTTTATTGATTTAGCAATGCTTTTTTCTTTCATAATAATATTTACAATAGTACCATATATATCTTTTACAATAGGAGCATTGTCTCTGCGTTTAAGTACAATACCCATATATTTTAATTTACCTTTTTCTATATTTTCTTCATATAAAATACCTACATAACGCTTTTTGGATAATAATATCCAAGGCCAAAATGTTTTTTCATATTCTAAATCGTGGGGTTTTTTGAGAAACCGACTTGCCAAATTTCCCGCTTTTTTTGCCAATTCAATAGTATAAATTAGTGCTTGATTATTTATAATTTTTTCATCACTATTAGGGTCGCGCAAATTAAATTTGAAAAACACCGAATCTGTATCACCATATACACACTCTGCTTTTGCTTTCACAATTGAACCATCGTCCAATGTTACTAACACATCATTATAACATTCTTCAATAATTGCCCTTCCATAAAATAATAATTTACGACCTATAGCAGTTGTTGATGCCGCAACATCTCCTTCATAAAACGCACTTGTAATTGCGCCCATTTGACCATATAAAGAATTAGCTGTCACTTTAATACTAAGCTGTCGCTTATCTAGCACATTTTTCATAAAATCGTCGCGTTCTAATAAAATTAATTTTCGGGTTGCTTTTCGAGCTGCTAACAATTCTTCTAAAATAGCAGGCATAATAGCTTTGCCGTCTTTGTCAGGAAACTGAGCAAATCTGCAAATTTTATAGCCAATAATTACTTTTTTTTCGGCTGCTTTTGGACTAGGTCGCATATATTTATATGTATCATATTTCACATCAATATATTTATAACCTAAGTCATATAAATTATCATACATAAAGTCGCCATTTTCAAATTTTTCACCTGTTTCACTAATTAAATTATTGTTTAAATCATATTCTTTTGTCCATACTTTTGAGTCATGTGACAAATTTTCAGAAATAATAGAAGACGGATAAAGAGAACTGTAATCGACGCATGCAACTGGTTCATCTAAATAAATTCCGGTTTTTGGCGTAAAGACATGCGCGCCTTCATACCCTCCGCCTGTTTTTTGCTTATTAACAACAGGCATAAGAGTATTTTTTTCGCCACATTTTTTAGAAACATAACTTTGCAGTTTAATTCCTTGACCTCGCAATAGTAAATAACTTAGCGGAACATCACATAAATTAGACATTTCTACTTTATCTGTAATTACGTCTACTTTCAATAATAACCAAATAACATTATCACAATCTGCAAGACAATATTTACCAACAGTCCATCTATCATAATCGGAACCATTAGCAAGCGCAAATATTTCTTGTGGAGACACATCATCTTTTGCTAATCCCCAGTTATATTTATAATTGGTTAAATCCAGTTCTTCTAGTCCTTCAATTACAAACCACTGCTCATTTTTATTCATTTCAATAATTTCAAATTTTTTACCCTTTTTATATAAATTATTGCTAAATCCTAGTTCATCAAATTTCACATAACTACCAACACTAATACCTGTAAGATTTTTACTATATATTTTAGTACTATTGGTTTCATTAATTAGCGAAATATTACTAATAGAGTCGCTAATAAAGTAACTAGAGGTAAAGTCTAACTTATTAGAACTCAATGTAAACTCTTTACGAAAAATAACGCACATATCTATAATAATGCGCCCAGGCATTTTTATAAATTTTAAATTATATTCGCCACTGGCTAACACGATTTTATTTGTTTCAATGTCTTTATAATCCTTTGTATTGGTTGTTGCAGAGTCCACTTTATTTTTAGCCAATTTATCTCTATATTCAGAGCGCCAATCATTTGAAATACATACTTCATTTTTATTTCGTGAAAGTTTGAGAAATTCATTGACACAATTAAGCTCTTTAGACCGTTTATACATAAATTCAAAATCAAAACCGGTAATATTATAACCTGTAATAATATGTGGATTTTCACTGTTAATAATTTTTGTAAATGTTAATAAGACTTCTTTTTCACTTGCGTGCTCCAATACAATCACATTGTTTTCTTGTGCCCATAATAAGTACTTGTCTGGAATTTTGCAACCACCTTTTACAATAATAATGCGTTTATATGGTTTATCTTCTGTATAATTGATAAAACTTAAACCAATAAACGTAATTATGTCACCTTCTAATTGTGGAAAATTAGTGTTACTAAACGCTTCTGTTAGTTTTACCAACTTTGTAGCATAGTCGCAAGAACTATCTTTAATTAATTCTAAAAGCGTTGCATCTTTTTTATAAGCCTTTACTTTAGGTTTCGGTTTAGATTTACGTTTGCTATACTTTAGTGCGGATTCAACTTCAACTTCAGTTTCGGCTTCAGTCTCGCTTTCATCTTCTATTTCTAATTCTGTTTCAGAATCACTGGATTCTAAGATGTCATCGCTATTTAATGTAGCATTAAACTTTGATGGACTATAGTTTTCTAGTTTTTCTATAGACGTTCTTAGTTCTTCTGACGTAATAGAAGGATTTTTTGGGTATACTTTTTCTATATAACTTAACTTTTCTTGTGCTAAACCAAACGCACTTAAAACCTCGAGCTTTAAGTTATTAAAGTCATAATTGTCTTTAAAATTTTCAGAACTTGAATTGTAATTTTCAAGAATATTTGCTGCTAATTTTTTATAATTTTTAATTGGAATAGGAAAATCGCCGTGACTACTACTTGCCTCAATATCAAAGCTGCATATATTATATTTTACCAAACTCTCTTTTTCTTTATAATCATAAATATCTTCATAATTTATTGAGTATTCATAAGAGCAATTTGTTGTTTTATTATTAATGGTTCGCACTTTATTTGAGGGCATTTTAATCCATCCACTTGGGCTAATTTGTTTTTCATGAAAGAATTTTAACAATGGTGGAATATCTGCCTCATATAAATAGCATTGTGTTGTCCCAGTGTCATCGACATATTTGTATCCATCTTCTTTTAATGTTCTTTCAAATTGTCCCGATTTACTAGTTTTATCATCATAAAATATTTTTTTTAATTTGTTATAGGCTCCACTATTTGTAAATGAAATTTTAATGAAAGTATGTAACTTTTTATTATCAAATCCATATAACTTATGCCTTTTTACAAGTATACATGATATAATAGAGTCTTCATAATAATTTCCAACTAATGTTTTTACATGTCCCATAAATTCATTTTTTCGTTGGTCATTCCAATCTTCATTAACCATTATGTAGAAAAACGGATAAAATTTTTCTATAAATATTGATGCTGTTTTGTTTGATGAATTTATTCCAAATGCTTGAATAATAAAATTTTTATTATCTTTACTATTTTCTTCTATTACATTATAATCATAACATTTGAAACATTTAAAGGTTGCCATATTAAGTATAAACTATTTAATAAACTACTTAGTTAATAGTCTTTAAATTTATAATAAACGGTTCAATTTTTTATATAATTTTATTATATAAATTATATAAAATGACAACTGTTCCAAAACTGCTCTTTATTGTTCCATATAGGGAACGTGAAAAACAAAAACAACATTTTTCAGTATATATGAAGTATATTATGGAAGATGTTTCAAAAGATGATTATGAAATATATTATAGTCATCAAACTGATAATAGACCATTTAATCGTGGTGCAACAAAAAATATTGGTTTTTTAAGTATGAAAGAAAAATATCCAAATGATTATAAAAATATAACCTTTGTATTTAATGATATTGATACATTGCCTGCAGTAAAAAACACATTTGATTATATAACGGTACCTGGAGTTGTTAAACATTTTTACGGTTTTATATTTGCTTTAGGAGGTATTTTTTCAATCAACGGCGGTGATTTTGAAAAATGCAATGGTTTTCCTAATAATTGGGGATGGGGTTTAGAAGACAATGCTTTAAATGATAGAGCAATACAACATTCATTAATAATTGATAGGAGTCAATTTTACCCTATAAATTCTACAAGTATAATTCATTTGTATGATCATCCTAATAGACTAATTAGTTCTAAAGAACCACTTTCTTATACTAATAAACAATTAAATGATAACTTAAATTGTGTAAACAATATAACTTATAGTATTGTTAATCATGAAATTGTAGATGAATCAGCAGATGAATCCGCATATGAATCCGCAAACGAAACTAGTAATATTAATAAAGTAACTTCTATAAAACAAAATGAATTTATTATAAATATACATACGTTCAATACTTTAATTAATGAGTCTAGTAGTACTTATTATATACAAAATATGGCTTTGAAATCAAATATTGATATGCATGACTATAATACTGTAATAAGAAGAAATGTAAAGCCTAGATGGTTATTAAATAATAATTTTAAATAAACCAAATAAATCAAATAAGCTATTATTCGACAGAAACCACTTTTGCCAAATTACGTGGTTTGTCTGGATTAATATTTTTACTTATTGATACTTCATATGCCAATTTTTGCAAAGTAATAATGTATAAAATTTCATTATAATAGTCAAGATTTGTTAATAAAATATATTTGCCTTGCTTTAATTTTAATTCATCTATTACATTTTGAGAATTTGTTATAATAAATATATTTGTTTCGCGACCTATTATTTCATAATAAGTAGATTTTAAGTTGTTATAATCTTTTGTATTATTAACATCTATTAATAATAAGGTTAAATTATTTGAGTCTAATAAGGCAAAGGGTCCATGTTTTAATGAACTAGCACTAAAACTTTCACAATGAATATAGCACACTTCTTTGATTTTTAATGCACCTTCACATGCTATTGGATATAACTTATCTTTACCCAATATAAATATACTTGTTATAGAATTGTTGATAATAAAATCTTTCAATGTATAAATTTTATTCATAAAAGTTATATCATATAAATGTTGTCTAATGCTATTAGGAAGTATTCTAAGAGCGTCTAATTTTTTAATATTATTATAATAATCATTATTGACAAACCACATACTAAATAAGCTTAGTACTATCAGCATGCTTGTAAATGATTTTGTTGAAGCAACACTGATTTCAGTTCCGGCATTTATATATATACCACAATCTACTTCGCGCGCTATTAATGAATCCACTTTATTTATTATACCTAAGGTTACACATTTCTTGGCCTTACAAATTTTCAAACAATTATATACATCCATTGTTTCACCTGATTGTGATAAAAAAACGCACAGTGTGGTTGAATAATTTTTAATATTGGGTAAAGAATTTTCATTAAACTCACATGCATTAATACTCTTTACACATATAAAATGTTTTATTTCATTTAAATATAATTCACCTACTAATGCCGCGTTATAACTTGTTCCACAACCAATCACATATATAAATTCTATATACTTTATAATATTACTTATATTATAAAGTCCTCCCAATTTTATAATATTGTTATTAATACGACCACCATAATTATATGCTTTTTGTATAGTCTCCGGTTGTTCCATTATTTCTTTAATCATCCAATGACTATAGAGTCCTTTGTTTTCAATTATAGTGTCATAACATACTTTTTTAATAGTATAATTATTACAATTATATAATTCATTTAATTTGTTTTCTTCATTTAATTTGTTTTCTTCATTTAATTTGTTTTCTTCATTTAATTTGTTTATATTACTATTTATATTACTATAATTAGCATTACTTATTTTTATAATATTATTATCATTCAATGGAATATATTCACTTATTAAGCCAGCAAAACCATTTGTTTCTGATGTGCATATTATAAAATCATTATTATAACCTAATAATAATGGTGACCCTTTTCTTGTTACATAATATGTATCTAATTGTTTAGTATAAATAATTACAAGAGCCCATGTTCCTTCCAATTGATTAAGCGACTTTTTTAGTGCTTCTTCAATATTACATTCCATAACTATAATATAATATTCTATTAAATTAGCAATAACTTCGCTATCCGTATCACTGTAAAAATTATAATTTTTAGATTGTAAAAACTCTTTTATGACCATAAAATTATTTATTATACCATTGTGAACCAATATAATTTGTTTGTTTTGTGATACATGAGGATGAGCATTAAAGTCGGTCTTTCCACCATGAGTTGCCCATCTTGTGTGTCCAATTGCTATTTTAGAGAATAATTCTTCTTTATATTGCTGTTGTTGTTGTAAGCTCTTTGTTTCATATATTAATTGAACTAACTCAAAACAATCTTGTTTTGCGGTTGATGCTTTTTTTATTATTTCATAATTGCTTGTTATGCTATTATAATAACAAATTCCAATTGAGTCATATCCTCTATTTTGTATTAATTCTAAACTATTAAAAATATGTTTTAATGTGTTTTCTGTTTTTTTGGAATATATTAGTGTTATTCCACACATAATGTTAATGTTAATATTAACATTTTAATATTTATATAATAAATTGTTAATAATATAATAGTTTACTATTTTTATAATATTATAAATAGTGACCTTGTCCTGTTTTAAATATTTTGAAGCGAGGTGTATAAGGAACAATATTTTCATAATTGACTTGTGTTGCTAAAGGTTGGTTATTACGTATGTCTTCTTTTAAATCTTCTATACATTGTTGTGATAGCCTATTGCGTCTATTTGACCTAACTAAATTAGCAAAATTTTGTTTTCCTAATTTATTGGTTGTAAACGTTCGACTATCTTTTGCTGAACTATGTTTGTTGGCATTAATTTTATTTTTTATTATGTCTTCTGTGGTGGTTATACATGTATCATCTATTTGATATTGATTAATAAAACCGCGACCAACAATAGAAGTCTCATCATATGGTTTAATTGATAATAGCTTTGGAACATTATTTAAACCAATAAGCCCTTGTATCATTTTTCTTGATAAATTACTACCATTTTTCTCTGGAATAATTATACTGTTTAAAGTAGACCTGCTTGCTCCTGGTAAAAGTTCAATTGCTTTTGCCAATGTATCAATATTACTTGGATCTCTAATGATTTCAATATTATTATTTGGATATCTATAAAGGGGATTTGGATCAGTTTCTGGATTATGATATATATATATACATTCTACATCTGTAAAATCGCGACCAGGTGTTGTATAAATTAGACACCCAAAATTTATAGAATAAGTGTTAATTATTTCATAGTTAGTTGAATAATTATAAAGAACATTAAAAGTAAAGTTTGTATAAAAATAACTATCATAATTAAATCTAACATCTAAAAGAGCAGGTTTATCTAAATTGTAATATGAATTTTGCAATGTTTGAGCTGTTGAATTTCTGGTATATAAGTTATTACTTGTTACACTTACTATATCAAAACTAATTGAATTAATATTATAATTACTATAGTTATCGAAATAATTAACATTAGGTCTAATAATACTATTGCTTAAAGTAGTAAAAGCAAGATTATTAAAACTATTATAATAATTTCTTAAATTTGAGAGGTCAAATAAATTACTAAAATTAACAGTAAAAATTTTATTAATACTAGTATAAATACTATTAATAGTAACGGTTTTTAAAAGTATATTTGCCGACAACTCAGTATCATACAAAAATTGGTTAGTTAAGTATGGTATAAGTGTATTATATTTTTTTGCTACATTAATTGGGTTTTTTATGACATTTGCAGTTATATTTTCCATAAAATATAACTTTTCCATATTAGGTGCTAAAGCAATATTATTATATATATCACTTTGAACAAGACCAGTTCTAAAATTTCCCAATGATAAATAAATAATATGTGGTTTGGTTAATTTTTCAACAAAGAGAATTGGTTTTAATGGTGTGGAAACTTGTACATTTAAAAAATATATACTATTATTGGTATCAAAAAGAATTTTGCTTTGTGAGTCTTTTGCTATTGCAAAAGTATTTGTCTTAATCAAAAAAGTGTCAAAACTTAGTGTTAATGTATTACCACTACAACTTAGAATGACATCATAGTGTATTTTTTTATTATAAACATAATATTTATTGTATATATTGTTATATATAGGGTAAGTAGTAGTGGTATTATTATTGTATTTTACCAATCTTGATATATTAGAAATATCAGAAAGTCTGTTAAAATTGTTTGCACAAATATCTATATAGAGATTATTAGAATAATCTTCTGATATAGCACCAATTCTAAAGCTTAAATTGTTATAACATATATCATTATTTACACTAGCAACAAAAAAATTATAACTGTAATCTCTCAATATATAGTCTTTTATATTTAGTTTATAATAATCATAATTATAATTTGTTGTTCCAATAATGTTATAAAAATTGTTATTACTAATTTTAATATTATTAAAGTAATAATTTAAATGAAATGCCAAATTTTTGCCATTTGATTCCGTAAACTCATTTAGTGTTGCAAATATTAAATAATTACTATCTATATTGTAGTTATTTGCATTACTATTTTTAACAAATATTATTTTGCCATTTTTCTTGTTACTACTATCAGTAAAAAGAAATTTAATGTTATTTTGTATGTTATTTAGTGTTAATAAACAATTTACCGAGTTATTAAATTTATAACTTAATATTATATTATTTGTATAATTAGGTGAATTATATAAACGATTATATAGTTGTACTCTCCTTTGAGGTGTAACAACACGTGTTTTTATAAATATTTTTGCACCTTCATTTACATTTTTTATCTTATTTTGTGTTAAAATAATATAATTATTTTGTGAAGCACTTAAATTCAATGACATAATAAGTTAGTAATTAATATATAATAAGTTTTTAGTTAATCATAAATAATCTTATTTATGATATTATTTATGATATTATTTATGATATTATATCAGTATTGTTAAAATACCAATTTGAAGATAAATAATCGGCTTTTGTATCTTTAAGACTACTTTTTTTACTTGTTGTAAGATTAGGACCTTTATACATTATTGAGTTAATTTCAAAAGTTCCTATAGCATAATTATAATATTTTAAATTAGAAATGGCGCCATCAAATCCCCCATTATAATTTACATATAAATTATCGTAATTTTGCTTAATAATATTTGATAATTTATGCCGTTTTGTTAAATTACCATTAATATAAATATCAACAATATTTTGCGATGTTACTCTAATTACTACACATACCCATTTTTTTATAGGAATACCGTCCACATATATATCATCATAATAGGAATTATTGTTATTTTCATTATTATGAAAAACATTCACTCGTACTAACATACCTAAAAGGGGAAACTTGTCTAGTAAATCATCACTCATATTTTTTTTTCCATTATATAAATATACACCGGGAGAATTGTTAGGTCCAAATAATCCAGTTCCTCCTTCCCCTTGTGAATTAGGAGAAGACCCCTTATTAAATACATGTTTAAAGTCTATTGATTCTTTGTAATCTGCATCGCTAACATGCATCCAAAATGCGTAAGTAAATTCTATTCCTTCATATTCATCTCTACTGCGCAAAATGGGGACGGATCCTCTTTCGCCTAAAGACTGTGTAATGGTTACTCCTTCTGTTCCGTCTTTTAATCCATATATTAAAAAAGGCGTTTCTGATGGTGAAAAAAAATAATATAATAATTTACTTCCAATATAAAATAAGAATGAAAAAATTACTACTATTGCTAATAAAAATGTAATTTTTGCTATCATTGTATTTGATGATAAGAAATCATTTGTTGATTTTAGCCTGGCTTCAGCACTATATGGAATTACTGAGTCAATATTTTTTTTAATATTAGTAAATATACTTTCCGGAGGATTCATTATATTAATATATAAAATTATATATATTAATATAATATAAATTATATAAATTATATTGAAATACTGCCTTTTTCTTTATTATACTCTAAAAAGCTTACTTTTAATCTATATTTATTAAATAGCGATTTTGCCAATGATTTATCAATTCCTTCTTTATAAATATTGTATGCTTCTTGTGGATTTATAGAATCATTTTCATAACGAATTCGTGTAATATAGCCCTCAAAACCGCTATTTGTACCGTTATTATTTGAAGCATTAGTGCCTTGAGACATATTTCCTATATATATATTTTTTTTCTCGCTTGTACTGTAATAATTTTTATATAACCCTTGCATTATAAATGAGTTCCGCAATTTTCCATCTAAATATACATCTAATGTTCTTGTATCAACACTTAATGTTAAGTTGTTCCATTTTTGAACAGGAATATTTGGTATTTTATATCTTGTATAATTTCTTTTATTAGCACTAGCACTAGCACTAGTAGATGTTGAACCAGAATTCTTGTCTAAATATGTTTCAATATCAATTAATAAATTATTTTCATATTTATCTAAAGCAATGTTAATATTTTTAGGTTTAAGTTGATTTATACCAATATCTTTTTCTACTTTAGTACTTAGTCCAGTCAGTACTGAAGATAGTTCTGGTAATGTTGGAGCACTTGAATCCACCGACATATACAATACATTTTTCTCATTTGATATATTATTTCCCCAATTATCTATATAAAACCAAACACTTAGTGTAAAATTAGATGAGTTATTTTCTGGTATATCTTTTGCCATTATTACATTGCTATTTGATACAAACATTGAAGTAACTGTATTTTGCAACGATACTGGAGCTGCTGCGTCACACATCGCATCATAAATTATATTTGTTTTAAAAAACAAATTGCGAAGTCCCCATATTACCACAATAATCAAAATTACAACAATAATAATATTAAATATTCCCATATTAAAATATTAATATATTAAAATATTAATATATTAAAATTTTAATATATTTAAATATAAAATAGTAACTAAACATTGTTTATTTATTAGTTTTATTTATTAGTTTTATTTATTAGTTTTATTTATTACTTGTTAAATTATATAGTAGCTCAATTGTTTGAGGACTTTTAATACTATCATAATAGCTTATTTCTTTTATGCTTCCATGTATTCCTTCATTTTCTCCTATTGTTACTTTATCGCCTTTAAAATATGGAGTTACGTCTTTTTTTGAACCAACCAATTTGCCATCTATAAAAACATCAATACTATTATTATCATAATTAATAACAAAAAACACCCATTTTTGATGTTTTATATTTTTTCCTTCATAAATAGTATCTAATTGGTCTCCTTTATTATTTAATGTTCTTGATTTAATAATAATAGATTGTGTTTTTCCATTATAATATATTACTGGTTTGTAGGCATAATTAAATATTTCAGTATCTTTATTATACGCAACTGATGTATTTACAGGTTGTGGGTTAATATACACAAAAAAACTTATACTGTATGAATAATTATATGGAAATTTTTTAACAACTGTGGGTGGATCATAAAAACTGGTTTTAATATTGTAAACACCATTATAATCATTTTTAAATAATTTAAAATTGTAACCTTTTGTATCACTAGTATTTTCTTGTGCTTGTTTGGTTACTTCCTTGCTTTCAGAACCAATTAGTGTTGAACTATCGGATTCGGATGTCTTAAATATTGTTTTGTCTTTTTTATTTAAATTTAAATTATTTAGCAGGGCATCAATTGGATTTTTTATATGACTAATGGTTTCAACATCATTTTTTGGTATTGGAACATCAACACTAGCATTAACATTTTTATTAAGATTTTGATAAATACCAATTACTTTCATTTCATTTAAATAATAGGGTCCTGTTCCTTTTAATAAGCTGCTCTTATTTAATGTTCTAGAATAATTAAATAAGAATGGTACAATAAATAATAAAGTTATAAGAAATAGTAAAATAAAAAGTAATAAATATACAGAGTTTGGTGTTAATTTAATATCTTTATTTAATTCATCAATAGCAATAACTAACAAACATGGTATAAAAAAAATTACTTTTTTCATAATACAAATGTAATTATAGATAAGCATATTTTCAGGTTCATTAATACAATCATCACTTGCATTTGATGACTTTATTGAAAAAGTAGCGGCAATAATTGCTAACACAACAATTACAATCGTTAAACTTATAATTGATTGTGTAATACTAAATGAATTACTATTTTTTTGTGAATACAATACATAATTAACAATATATAATACACTTATTAATATAAAAAATAATAACCCAATATACATAAACAAAGTTAGTAATGGTTTTACAAGTGTGTTTTTGATTGTATCATTATCTACATTATAATCTTTATCATAATAAGTATTATTACTTAAATTCTTTGATTTAAGTGCGTTATTGTCTAATTTCATTCTATCCTCTTCAAAAATTGTATTATTGCTATTGTTTCTAAATACTAAAAAAAGAAAATAAAAGATTCCTATACCTAATAATACAAGCGCTCCCAAAATTTCATATTGTGTATTTTTTATTCCAAATAAATTTTGATAAGTATTTAAATAATATAGCAGTCCAAATACTAGAGCTATTAATATAATAGTTATATACTTATAGTAATAATATACATGAGTTGATGAATCTGTTGCATTAGATTTAAATTTTATTCCGTTAACTATTATATCAAGAAAAATATTTAGACTGTTTTTAAGAAATGCCACTGTTTTATCTGAAGTGGTACTAACCAAGTTATAACTTGTTTTTAATATTTGTGCCATATTAAATAATATTAATAATATAAATTACTAAGTTTGTTAAAATCAATATTATAAGTTTTCAATTATAAGTTTTCAATTATAAGTTTTCAAATGCAGTTTTTTTACCATGACAATCTCTACACAAAGCTACTAAATTATCAATAGAATTTGAACCGCCATATTCTAGTTTAATAACATGGTCTACTTCAAACCATGCAGGTAATTGTTTTTGACAGTCTTTACAATGCCAATTTTGTGATGCTGCTACATATTTTTTTTTGGTTTCGCTCACACTTCGTTTTGTTGAAGTATTACCTGATTGCAATATTTTTTGCTGTTGTTTTGTCAAATTAGTATTAATTGACCTATGTAAATTTTGAGACTCTCTTATATTTGTTCCATTACTTAAATTATAATTGCTATTTAATTCATTTGTTATCGATTTAGATGTAAAATCAATAATAGGAGTTATAAAACTTGCTGTATTTCTATCTATTGGTAAATATTTAATATACCCATTTGTATTATGAACAAAATCTTTATAATTTGCGGGATTTTTTTTAATAAATAAATATATGCATAACCCAATAAAAGCAATTAACCCCATTTTATAATATTTTTCGTAATTTTTAAGTTTTTGTATTAATTTACCTTCAAAATATGTATTTAATAATACAAAACCTGTTACAGTTAATATAAGCAATTCTAATTTCATAGTTAATATTAATAATTATATTAAATAATTATATTAAATAATTATATTAAACAATTATATTAAGTATATTAAGTATATTAAGTATATTAAGTATATTAAACTTTAACACTTATTCCTATTATTATTAACACTAATAATATTATCAAGCTTCCAAAAATATATTTTTGCTTATTTTTGCGATCATCATTTTTCTTTAGTTCTTGCAATTTATAGTTTTCATAATATTTATTCATTGCTTCATAATATGTTATTTCAGGTTTTCCTAAATAACTATTTATTTTATTATGTATAAAATGAACCCATTTTATAAATGACTCGCGCGAGTCTAAATATGGTGTAACTGGATAAGCATCTAAAAATCGGCTAAATATATTTCCAATATCACTAATTGGTAAAAATAATGGTAAATTTGTTATAAAGTCATAATATTTCTTTTTTGTTGAATCATTGCTATTATTGGGATAACTTAGTGCAATTGTATATAATACAAACCAATAATGAGGACCCCATATTGTTGGATTCAATACATTATTATTTGATACATTATTATTTGATACATTATTATTTGATATTTTTAAATTAGGGGGCATAACTTATAAATAACATTAATAAAACTATTACGTGTTTTTACCATAAAAACTCTTGCCTAATTCATATATTAATTTTATTACTATAATAATCATTATCACTTTATATAAATTGATTGAACTATCAAACAATTTACCATTTAAGAATGTGTGTTGATTTGTTAATATATGACTAAATACTCCTAACGGTAA